ATCAGCATATTCGCCTAATGTAATTTCTTCTAAGTCAGGGTGGAAACCATATTCAACACCATCTATTTCTATTATTTTATTTAGAGTAGTATTTTGTTCAGTTTGTAAATCAGTCAGTCGTTTCATAACTAATGCAACATCTTGTACGCTTAATTGCTTAATTAATTTTGTAGGAATATCTGAAAATAATTTAACTACTTTTAATGCTTCTTCACTGCCTGAAAGATTCTCGTAACCGATTAGTGTTAACCACTTATCTAGTGTTACATCTGACCAACTATTTATAATGTTGTAATCTTTAGTTTTTTTGCCTTTTTTAATCTTGACCTTCATAATATATAATGTAAAAAGTTTGTATTTAGTTTAAAGTTTGTATATTCGCAGCTTCATTTCTGTTTTTCTCTTGTCGTAAGGGGGGTTCTAAAGTTTACTAAAATGCTTGCCCCCCTTTCTTATTGCACAAAATACCTTCCGTAGTTACCATCTATTTCATAATACATACGCATAGCTAATGCATCAGAATAATCAGGTGAACGTCCTAGTATGGCTTTTACTGTTTCTTTAGGTATTATTTGCAACTTGTTATCTTTGTCTGCGTCTTTTGTTCTAACTTGTTCTAGTTCTTCTATAATATTATTACGCACATTAACATCAGGACAATCTATGCCAATTTGCCCTTTATTTATTAAGTCAGCTAATTTATAGTAACATTGCGTTTTTAAGTTTTGGTAGTTTTCGTTCTTCAATGCTTTTGAGTTATTGACAAAACCTTTGCATCTCAAAAAATCTTTAGCACCACCACCTACACCATCTTCATCTATTATAATATTACTAAGATTAACTGCATATTCCTGTTGTAATGCCCTAACTTGCTCTACAACATCATTTATAGCCGATTTAAGCAACGTTATTGTTTTTTTAAGGTATAACCCTTCCCAATACATTATAATTGTTTTATCGCTTCCAAAACGTGCCACATCACAAGATATGTATTTCTGCCCTGCTACGCCTTTTTGATTGAATAGGTTAATTATAGAATCGTAATTAATTAATGCGTCATCACTCGCATCGTATTCCCAATTACCATACAGTAATCTTTGTTTGCTTAATTCATCAAGAGTTTGTAGTTGTGTTTTGTAATATTTAGAAATATACTCATTATCATCTACTAGACTTTGTATAAACTTCCTATGCTTTTTTTGTTTACCGTCTTTTGCAGGTCTGTAGTATTGTGTATATACCCAATTTTTAGCAGGGTTACAAGTCATTAGCATTTTAGGTATTAAATTGTAATCATCTAGTTTGTATCTTAATCTTGATGCTACTATATTTTTTGCTTTCTCAGTTATTTGATTTGCTTCATCTATAAATGCACCTGTTATTTCTAATGAACCTAAGTTATCAAAGTTTCTATCTGAAGGGTATAAGAATAAATCTTTAAGCATTATCTCTGACTTATTAAAAAAAGTTATAATGTTTGAACCCCCATTGAAGTTGTAATGCTTACCTGCTTTTATCCCCCAAGTTTCGCAGACTTCAAAAAATGTATTAAGTGTTGTTTTCTTAAGTGAATCAAGTTTACTCCTACCCATTAAGAATCTTGTCTTAGGATATTTTAAGCACATCAGTATTAACCACGAACAACCTACCCAAGACTTACCACCTCCTGCTGCACCTCCGAATAATACTTCTGTAGTTTCTTTGTCAAAGAGATATTCAATAGCTTGTTCTTGCGTGTGTGTAAATATTGCATTAATGTTCAACTCCTTTGATGTTTACGTTAATTTTAATCGGCTCATCGCCTGAACTTAAATCTAACTCGCTACGTTCTATATACCCTCGCTTCTTGCCTTTTGTTTTCAAATAGAAGATTGTAGCTGAAGTGTTACCATCTTTCATTTGTGAATGTAATTGGCTTTCAGCAAAGTCTAATGCAATATTCTCTATTTCCTTAACTGACTTAGCAAAATCTTCATCTTCTTTTAACCATTTGTAATATGTGCTTCGTGGCGTATCGCTTTGTTTACAAGCAACTGTTACTACTCCTAAACTATTCTCTAACGCTTGTAGCATTGCTTCCTTTTTTATGTGTCTACTTTTGTTCATTCTATATTCCTTTAAATGCTTTGAGAGGATAGAATATCAAACTATTTCTATACCCATCTTCGCTGATTTGTTTTATCGGTGTTACTCCGTGTACGTTCTTCCAAGCAGGATATACTAACATTGAATTGTCAGCTTGTTCAAAGGTTGCATCGTAGTCAGGCACATTTAAACAACCACCATTCGCATTGTTTCTTTTTGTGAGTATTGTGTTTACTGTTCCTACTATATTTCCTGTATCTCTGTGAAAAGGTGCTGAGATATTAAAATTAGATATACTACTTGTATACATATTACCAAATCGCCATTCTTTTTTTATATCTTGAAATAATTCAACTTGCCTTTTATATATTTCAGGTGTTAGTTTCTTGATGATTTGTTCTGCTTCTAAACAACAACCCCACATTGCTTTGATGAATGTCTGAGCTTTCTTATCTCTGTGTACTGCTGATATTGTAGGGTATGGTCTACGCATATGAGGTTTTGGTGCTACGCTTCCTAATATTGCACTCATCTGTATTGTTCCTTCTTTCTTTGCTTGTTTACGAGTCATACCTTCTGAATATACTTTACTGAACACATCACTACGTTCTAATAAAGACTTTGGCACATTATCGCTTCTAAACTCTTTGTCTGCTACTGCTAATAGTTTGCTCATGCGTTCACTATATTCAGCTACATCTTTTATGTAGAATCCTATTATTTCGCCATCAACTTCTAACAGACAGTTTTCAGTTACGTTGGGTTCTATATATTCACAACGATTACCTACTTTCCTAGTGTGTTCTATTTTTTGTAATTTAAGTGTTTTCATTTTTTTAATAATTTTTTGTAATCTATTTCTAGTTGATTTTCTCTACGACTATGCGGTTTTACAATACCATAATGTTTTTGTAATATGTATTTATTGCATTTAGACTCTCTCTCTGAAGTTCTATAATCATTTGCACCACCTTTGTTACCTCTATGCGGAAATGTCATTAGAAGAAGATTAAAACGCAAAACTCTGTTTCCTGCTTGAACTTGTCTTATGAACATATCGTAGTCTTCTTTTAAATCTGCTTTCTCATCAAATAACATTTTACCGTCTACTATTATACAATCATTTACAATTAATTTATTTTGTTGAACTTGCTTACCTGTATAATAAAACAAGTTATCTGTTATTGCTGTTCCTGCGTAACTACCTTTTAATTTTTTAAAATTATCTACCATTATTTGTATAGCTTTCAAAAATGATATTTCTTTTTTTCTGTATGTTCCGTTGTTGCCAATAACTAGGTTTACTTTTTTATAGTCATCAGATATTTGTAAACATAATTTACCTTGCGCATCTTTTATAGCTTGATTTCTAGCTACGCATATATTACCATCAACTTCTACAACTTTACTTGCTCCTTCTTTTAAATATGTTTCAGATTCATTTACTCTTGTATAATAAGTAAATTTTAAACCTGTTTTTTCTTCAAGTGCTTTCACATTATCAGGTCTGTTTGTAGATATACAACTACAATATATATCGAGTTCTTTATGATACATTTTTAAATGCTTGTAATACTATTGCTCCGACATCATTACCTTCTTCTCTAGATTTTTTTATTAATTCACTAGCTTCATCATATATCAAAGTATCAAATTCTATACAGATTGCTCTTTTTACTCCTGCTGTTTTATCTTCTAATGTATCTCCTAAATCTATATCATCTAATACAGAATAATCAACTGCTTCTTCAGGTTGCCATACATCCATACCCCATTCGCCTAGTTTTACATTATCCCAATCATTACCTAAACTATCCCAATCCCATTCACCGAATCCTACATTATCTTTTACAATAAATTCGCTTTTTTGTTCATCAGTCAATCCTTCAGCAATCTTGATAGGCACTTCTTTGATTCCTGCTTGTATACATGCTTTGTAACGCATATTACCTCCTAGTATTGTCATTTCCTCATCAACAACAATAGGTCGTAAATCTAACATTTCAGGGAAGTCTTTTATGCTTTGTACTAACTTCCTGAACTTAGGTTCTTTTATTATTCTAGGATTACTTTCGTTTGGTTTTAATTTGCTTATTTTTATCTTCATAGTATATAATGTATTTATTTGATTTTTATTTAAAGTCCTCGTTTATACCTCTTTCTCCTACTAGTTTTTCTTTTGCACTATCCCAAAGGTAATCACGTTTCTTATTTCTACTAAGTGATTCTTCTGTTCTGTGTAAATTAGGTATTCCATCTTCAGGTTCACTGTCCATATATTTACCACAACTGCATACAGCTTCTTTGCATACCCATTTACCTTCTCTGTGTACGATAGTAGCTTTACCTACTTCTTTTGTTTCTTTACAGCATTCGCATTTATATATTGTCATTATACAATCTATCTAGTTCAAAATGTAAATGATTTATAGCTTTTTTAATATCTTGTATTCCACCATCATCATGTTTATTCTTACTTCTGAGTAAATATGTTACTGCTGTTCCTATATTATATGTAAGGTCAAAGTTTTGCACGACATCTATTGCCATATAGCCATTAGCACCTTTGTAGTATTCAGGAATGTCTTTTTCGTTCATTATTATGTTTATTTAAGTTTTTATAGAATTTATTTCTTTCATGTTTTTTAAATGCTGCTTCAATCATAATTGCTGCAAATAAAAATATTAAGGCAATAATCGCCATTACTATAAGTGCGTATTTCATCATTCTGTATTGTATTTATTATATAATTTTTGTATTCCATCACGACAAGCAGATAAGCAAGACCCACAATTAGTATTAGGATTGTAACTTGTATTGTATATTGCGTTATACAATTCAACCATTTTTCTTTTTGCTTCTACATGACTTGCAACTCCTGATTGTATATCTTGCCATACATTTTTTATTTCTTCTATTACATCTTCAGGTAAATCATCAGGCACTTCAATATCTGTAGTTTTTTCCCACTTCTTAGGATTATCTGCACATTCCATAGGTGCTAATCGTGCTTTTATTTTCATGAAACATTTGCATATACCACAATTACCTAGTAGGCTCAAATAATGTTCACAAGATTTGCATATTGTTATTCTATCTTGATATATGTTATCAGGTACAAAAAATCTCATTTAGTCCATCTTCTTTTGTATTTATAATCTTTTGGTGCTTCAAAGCCAAACATCATTACCCAAGTATTATTCTTTACAGGATTGTATAATTTTACTTTACTCATTTAATTTAATTTTAAGAATGTTCCTTACTTTGTCTATTGTAGTAAATAAACTGTTCCTACTGATTTTTGTTTTTTTTGCAAGACTATCTAGAGTATTACCTTCGTAATAATATAATTCAAATATTTTTTTATCATACCAATTTAATTGTTCAAGAGCATCGTCTATTTCTTTAAAATAATATGATTTGTCTGTTTGAGTTTCTTCTGGAATATTTTCCAAAGTTTTATAATTAATACGATGGTCATATACATAATTAAAATCAGTAGTAATACTACTAACGTGAATACTGCTATCAAGATGTGTATTGTACTTTTTGTATTTATAATAGAACGCATTGTTTTTACATGTTAATGCCCTTCTGATTACAACCGCACCATATCTTATTATTCCTTTTTGTCCGTCTTGTAACCATATTTTTTTTATAGTATCAGGATTCATCTGTAAGAAATAAAGCATCAATTCTTGTACTACATTGTCAATATCTTCTTTGTCATTTGTAATACCGTAACACATTTCTCTGAACTTGTCTGACAATTTAGATATTTCAATGTAAATATCATTCATCAGTTGGTTCGAGTTTTTCTATTTTATCAATTAGCTGTTCAAGCATTTCTGCTAAAACAACTCTGTATGCTCTTATTTTTGCTGTATTTCTTTTTGTTTCTATACCTGCGAAATATCCCTGTGTCATAACTGATACATTAATAGGTATAATCATCAGCCAATCCCAATAATTATTTTCTCGTTTACCTTTGCCATAATTATTATGATATTCAATTATAACATCTAAAACTTCTTTGTAATTGTCGTATCTTGTTTTGTTGCTTACTTCATTAACAAATTCATCACAAAAGTTGAGATATGTTTCAACTGCTTGTTTGTGTTGTTCGTTTGCGTATATAGCAACATTCATACGCCAAAGGTAAAAAAAAAGTTACTCTAAAATCTTATCTTTTTTCAATTTATTAACAACAGATTTGTAATAACTTATCTTTTCTTGATAATCTACTCTAGTAAACTTTACTGTTTGATGTGCAAAAAATTGTAGTTCTTGTGCTGTTCCTTCGCCATATTTAGCATCTAATTGTAATGAAAACTTGTATTGTTCGCCTTGCTTGAACATATTGCAGCCTACGCATTGAGGTTGACAATTCTGTTCATCAAATCTTGTTGAGAGGTGTGTTCGGCTTTGAAAATGTCCGCATTGCATTCCTCTATTGTATGGCTTGACTATACCACAAGTGAAACATTGTACCATACCATATTCATTCGCATCACGCAAACGTATATAAAGACTGAACCATTTATCAAGCTCTTTTTTAAGTTTGTTTATTGTCTTCATATATTTGTATTAGATTTTCTATTTCATCTCTCGGAATATAACCACTTTGATGTATAACAACGTGAACTACAGATGGTACAGCAATTAAATTATCAACATTGTTATTATTGTGATTAAAATCTATATGGTGAACTTCCCATTTATTTGGTATTTTACCATATTTTTTTTCGTATAATTTTCTATAATTAATTTTCATAATATAAGGGGGAACGTAAAATCCACAAAGTATAACCGCTCATTGTTATAAGTTTCAATTACTACCCCCTTTTGTTAATATTCATCGTAACCACCTATTGTATATGGCTTTGTACTATTGTATACCTCACAACTCTTAAATAAATTCATTTCTTTATTAGGTTCATTATATACATATTTAGATAATGTAACAGTTCTTCCAAATCTAGTTTTCCTGTGTATAGGTATGCTATCTATTTTATAACCATTTTTTCTATGGTTAAATATAATACCTGATAGCCTAGTAGCTCCGTATTCTTTGATAGCTTCATAACTTGTTATGTTACCATACCTTTTCAAGTGCCATAATATAGCATCTGATTGGCTTTTAACCTGATTTTCTGTAATAAGTATTTTTTTCATTTCTTTAAATTTAGTTATTATTTCAGTTCTCTGATTATCCACATTACTATTGCGGTTATTATTACCCATCCTATCATTTTATTAATTTTATTGGTTCTTGATAATATAATACATTTTTTTGTTTTAATGTGTGTACTTTGTAATACGCTTCGTCTATTGTTTTTTTATGGGCATATACCCATTTGTAAAAAGTTCTTATGTTCATATATGGTTCATCTTTACCGAACCTTACGCCAATATGAAACGCATCTTCTATTTGATTAAACGTTAATTTTTTGAATCTAGTTTCTTTTTGTAAATCAACTGCAAATATTTTACTCAAACTTGCCAAAGTTTTTGCATCTGTTTTATGTCCTATTTCTACTGATGTTTTTGCTAATAGGTCTAATACCTTTTCAGTTAATTCTTGTATGTTCTCTTGACTTAGATATTTCATAATAATTTTTTTGCTTCTTGCCAAGCACTTATCTGACTATCAAGTTTTGACATTGTTGGCTTGTTTTGTTTTCTTTTTTCCCAAGTTCTTACTGCTGCTTTCCAATCTTTCATTTTGTTTTTTCCTATTTTCCAATCTTTACTTTCATAAAAGTTTATAAAAGATTCTGCATCTATATTATTATTACGCTCTAAACAATATTCTAAAACTTCTTCCAATTTTGGCTTTTTAAAGTATTTATTTTTTATTGTTATTATTTTATTCTTATTAATAGATGTATAATTTTTAACTGACAAGTTGTTTAAAATTTGAAGGACTTGTTCTTCATTTATTTTAAAATACTGTTTCGCAGGTATACCTTTACGCTTAACTTGTATTAATCCTTTGTCCTTAAGAGTTTTAAGACACTTTCTTTGATGATATGAGTTAAGTGTTGTATCTTCTTCTATATTGGCTTCAGTGTTAAAAAACCAACCGTCTGTCATACCATTAGCAATAAAGTATTCTTCCTTTGAAATAAGGTCAGCAAGTAGGACTGCTGCTTTCAATCCTATTTGTCTTGCTAACCCTTTATTCAAAACCAAAAAAGCTGTACTGCTCAATAAGTGTTTCATCGTATGTGTAATTTATAGTTACAATCTGTAAGAGCAAAATTAATCTTTTCTAACGTATTGGAAAAATCTGCGTATGTAGTTTTTATATTTACGCTAACTTTACCTGATGTAACTTTAATCAATACTTGTTTCTTTTCACTACTAATTACACCATGAGCAGATAAATGATTTCTGAGTTCGATAATATCCTCAAAAGTTTTTTTTGATTTTTTTATATTATCGTATTTATCATATATCTTATTGAATAAATCTCTATATTCAGGATATGTTCTGTAATTAGATTTGTGCATATTGACATAATAATTGATACAGGTTCTATCTCTATTAATACCTTTTGCAATAACGTTGTAATGTGTTTCATCTACCATACTTGCAACAACGCTTACAACCATTCTAGGTAATTGCAGGTGCTTTTTCCTAGACCTAGATGCTAAAGAACCCTCAGGTAATTGTAACATATTTGTTGTCATTTGGCATAATGCATCAAAGTATTCTTGCTGCTGCACTTTAAAAAGGGAGGTCGTTTTCATCTTCTTGTATGTTTTTATGTACTTCAGCATTTTTATTAGCGAACCAATATCCATCTAAACTTGTGTAATATCTTCCGTTGTATTCTCTTGAATATACATTACACATAATGTCAATTGTATCTCCTTCGCTGAATTTATTTAATTGATTAATTTTATCTACGCCAAAAGCACTGATTACAACATCTTTGTTCCAATCTCTATCAACGTTTTGTTCTATTATTACGTTTTGTTTTTGCCATTCTTTTCCTGACTTAGAAGTTCCTTGTTCTAGTTCTAGAATCTTTTTAATTGTTCCGTTAATTGTTAAGCTCATTTTATTTATTATTTAGTTATTACTCTTTTTAAAATCTTCTGCTTCATCTTCGCCAAATACACCTAGCTCATAGAATCCTGTCAGCTTCAATACTGCTCTTGACATTGCTCTTTTTTCTGCCATCTCTAAAACATACCAAGTATTAGTATTACCATCTTTAAAGCTGTTACCCTTTAAAGCTGAACCAAATGTCTGTATAGTATTTGTTTCTTTTATTGCTGTTGCTTTGACTGAAGCAAAGTTCGGCTCGCATTTTATTACATCATAATTAATATGTATGTTTTCTAATGCTTGAATTTTTTCTATACCACTTCTTGTGATAATAATGTAATGCTGATGTTTAAAAACATCGTCAGCAGTTAGTTCGTACTTCTCGTACTTTTGTTTTAATAGTTCTCTTTTCATTTCTGTTTATGTTTAAAATTTTGTTAAAAATATAAAAATTATTTGAATTAAAATTGTCGTATTATAAAAGATTCATCTCCAAATGCCCAATAAGATGTAACATTCATTATAGCTGCTTCATCAGGATAATCTTCTTGGTTATAATCTAACCAAAATTCTGCTATATTATCATATTCTGTATATTGACAACAGAACGCTATTGGGTCGTATTCTATTTCTTCTCCTGTATCTTCTTCATAGCTAGTTAGCATATCATATAAAGCATTAAGACCATCATAGCTAAAATTGTTTGGTCTGTGCATTTCAAACCATCTTCTAAATTCGTATAAACTTATTGTTGTTTTCATTTCTCTTGTATGTATTTAGTTAATTGTTCTTTAATATAATCTAATTGTTCTTTGTCTATCCAATTTATGAAGTCGTAACTATCCCACCAAACTGTAAAGTCTTTGCCATATTCATCTGTTCCTCTTAGGCATACTTCGTTTTCGTGTGCTTGGAATGTGTTTATATCATTCATTCTTTTTATTATTTCAGTTTCTTTTGCCATTATCTTGCATTTAAAATTAGACATTCTTTTTTATCATTATATATTTTTAACCATTCAGGTCTTGTGTCAATAGCAAAGCTATCTCTTAATTGCCAGCCGTGGTTTCTTAACATATATCTGAATTTATCTCTAATCTGTTCTTTAGTTCCTACAACTACAACACTACCTCCTGACATTCTATAATCAACACATTTAGTATCAGTATTATAATCATGAACAGATACTGCATCATAGCACCCTTTGAGTACCCAATATTCGCTTAAAAGTTCCATTGTGTAATATCTTTAAAGTTGTAGTATTCAGTTTTAATCTCAATAAATAAATCTCTTACCTGATTCCAAGTAAGACAATCTAACCACATAGAACGCTGCCTAGTAGTAGATAAGTCATTAAGTAAAGCAAATAAATCGCTTTTACATTTATTAAGCCATACTGGGTTTTCTGCCATTACATCGCATATAGATATAATAGCTTCTTGTTTTCCTGTTGCTTCTAGCATTTTAAAATTTGATTTCATTTCTGTTTTATTTAAGTTAATAATTATTATAGTTAATTGAAATAGTAGTGTCAACTTGTAGTACTTCGTTTACTAGCACGTCCACATACTGAGTACGATTTATTATCAACCTTTTGAGCCTTTACATCAAACCTTTATTTGATGTGATAATACCACTTGCCTCGCTTCGGTTTATATGCTATCACAGAGCCTAATCCCATCGTTTAAATATGTTTAATACCTCGCCAAGTATTAGAATAACATTGTTGCTATTTTATTTTATAAAGCGTATAACATATTTAACCCTCATCGCTAGGGTGCGCGTCTAGTTTCCTATATTCAAGATTCGTTTACTACTATTTCAATGAACTAATTATGGAACAAATATACATACTTTTTTTATATTAACAAACTTTTTAACGTTTTTTTTAACAAAAAAGTGTATCTATATCTAGTAAATTAGTGTGAAAATTTTATAAAGGCATCAGAATATTTATGGGAGTTTTGCCATTATTGCTGACAATTCCTACCCCCACGGCTGGTCTTTTTCCGTATTTTGCATACGCCATCGCGTAACTTTTGTGGTTTATACCGCAACCAACTTGCATTCCAAATACTCTGAAACGCTTACCAACATAATGTTCGCAGTATGCTTGTGTGTGTAAATGTCCTTGTACTGTATTCATCATATCAGCACGACATTTGGTTCTCGCCGTACCACCTTCTCCATGAATGTATTGTACGTTGTCTTTCTCGTATCTTTCAACGAAGTTCCAATCAGGTACTTCTAATACTTCTTTGTATGATTTAATCCATTTGCTAGGAATACTAGAAGTTTGTGCCTTACGCATTATAATGCGGTCATGGTTACCGATTATAACAGTAGCCATCGGAAATGCGTTACGCCAACGTGCTATACGCTTAATAGCTAATTCTAACTCGTCTAAGCCACCTAATCCGTCAGCTGAGGACTCATGGTAGCTTGAATAGTGATTGTCGATTATATCGCCTATAAAGACTACCTCCGTGCAATTATAGAAATAGTATTGGTCTATACAGAATTCTAAGTATGAATCTAAGCAAAATGGTTCATGAAGGTCACCGATGACTAGAACATTTCTAGTCTCGGATTCCCTCATCTTTTCTAGTGCCACAATCTCGTGTGGTTTTAGTCTATATCTATTACTTTCGTTCTTTACCAAAATCTGCAGCAGATTGTCCTAATAACATAGCTAATAGTGAATACCATATCTTAGATACAGCTTCTTCATCAGCTCCTAAAAAGTTTGCAATCATAGGTATAATAATAGATGATATACCTAACCATACTTTCTTTGATTTCAATAATTGTGTTAAAATAAATTTCATAATATATTTATTTGGTTAATATTCAAAATTAGTGGCTCAATATAGCCATATAACATCTTCATCTTTGTTTTTATCAACATCAGCATGTATAAAAGTCTTGCCTATTCCAAATCTGTTTACGCCTACTATCATTAAAGCATTAATAATTAAATACCTTTCTCTACTACCTTTGTACGCTATATCAACAGCTAATCCTTTTTTGTGGCTTGAACCTACTCTAGCACCTAATACAGTATCATTGTGATGTGCTGTTCTGTACCCTGAATTAATTTTAAAAGGAATACCAGCTATACCCCTAGCTGTATCTAATCTTCTTAGAAAATCTTTGTTCATTCTATAACCTGAGCCATATTCATCAGGACTATCAAATTCAGTGATTGTAAAATATGTTAAATCCAAATTAAAGGGAATATACTTTGTAAACTTTACAACCTTTAGCTTCGCAAGCAAGTTCTCTACGAACTTTAATATCCTTTTCAACATTTCTTAAATATTTAGGGTTCTTTGAGTTGAGCTTTCTTTTCTTAGGCATCTTTGTTAAATTTAAAAAACTTGTAAATGGTAAACGCTATTGCTAGTATTAATGATACGAATGTGAGGATTTCATTACAATCTGTAATACTGAATCCTATTGCTGTGCTATTTGCTACAGCTACTTGTACTGTGTCTTTTACGTTGTCCATTTGTATTATTTTTATCTAAATATGATTTCAATTTAGTTATGTTAGTTTTTTTTGGTTTGTAATATTTCTTCATTATCAATAGTCAGAAGCATTTAAAAAGTTTCTCAAAGTTATCTCAGTTCCTTGTCTTGGTTTTTCAAGATTCATACCATTATAATATGCATTAGGGTCTGGATTAACATCAGCACCGCTATTTTGATTATATTCAGGAAAACTACTTATATTGTTTCTAACATAATCAATCATACGTTCTGTATAATATTCAGCAGTATTTCTTACTTCTTCTCTAAGGTGTTGTGCTTCGTCTGTACTTAAAGCAGTTCCTGTTTCAGATGTCTTTGAATAAATATTACCATTTTCTATTTTAAATCTTAAAAAAGGTACTGCGTGATAAAAAGCCCAATTCGGCAACATGTCACCTATGTAATCATCAACTAAAGATTTATACGCTTCATTACCTACATTACCTAAAGTTCCTGCGGTAATTAAATCTTTTAATTTTTGCGTAAGTTTCGTTCCTAGTTTAGCTTCGACATACAACTTCTGTGCTTGCCTTACATAAGGTAATAATAAATCTACATCAACGTTCAGGTTGATTGCTGTGCTGTCTTTGAGTTTTTGTTCTGATATGAATAATACGTATGCCATAATTATCTTGGTTCTAAAAATCCTTGGTTAATCATTCTTTTTGGTGGTCTTGCTACAAGTGCATCATTACGCTCTGCTGTGAACCCTTCTGATAGTGCTTTAGTGTAACTAATAATTTGATTGTCGTTAATTTTACTTTTTGCACCTCTTAGAGATGTTTTGTAAATTCTTCTTAACCAAAAATGGTGACAGTTTCCGCCTCCTTTCCATAACCAGATTGAGTAAGTATCTGCTCCACGAGGTCCCCAGCCCGGATTAACTTTCCTATCTGTCATTTGTAAAATATCTTCTTTACGATAGATTTTATTAGCTGACATCATTTGGCGGCAAAAATCTCTAGTTTCTCCTTCTTGACTTAAAAAATTATCTTTAGTATATACATATCTAACTTTGTAAAAATCATTGCCTGACCTGTTCAAGCCATCTTGTTCGCTTCTTGCATTTGGTCTTGCTGTTCCTGTGCTTACTGCAAAATCATATTTTTCGTTTACAGCTTTATTTAATTCAGTTTCGTAGTTAAAATCCTGATGCTCACCATCTACTACTTCTTCATCTACTAATTCCCAATCTTCAGGTATATCTTCTCCAAATTCTTTTATAAATTTAGAAAGTTCTGTAAGTTCTGTTTCACTACTTAACTTACAATTACACTGAGCATTTATTTGTTTTATTTGGTCGTGGTTTTCACAAGGCATATAATACTCCTTACCATCCATAGTATGTATATGCGAACCTTTACATCCTATTCTTTCAGCTTCTGCTTCAGCTTCCTCTTTTGTTTCATACAACGGTAAATCTATCTTACCATCTTTACCGTCTGTAACCATACTACCAACTTTTGCAAAATCTTCTCTTATCTCTAAATCTAATGGCTCTAAACCTAATTCATCTCTTATTTCATCTTGCGTCATTACACCTTTTAAATCTTCACTTGTAAACTGTACTGTAATAGGTTTTAACTGAACGAAGTTAACAGGCATATCCATGTTGTTTACCTTAAATATCTTTCTTAGCTCTTTTACAATATGGTCCTGATAAGGTTTTACGACAGTATTTAGATAAAAATTTGCTGCTGCATTAAGTTCGTCTACATTTGAACCTAATCCTGTTTCGTTCTTAATACCCATAAGCATAGGAGAAGTAACTCTGTGACCTGTCAATATATTCTGAACCAAAAGTTCCTGTAATGCTAGATATTGCTTATCTGCGTCAGACATACTGATTGGTACTATTTCCGGAGTTCTTGTTCTATCGTCTGAGAATGTCAATACAAATCGTCCTGCTGCCTTTTCTCCTGTGAATTTATCTGCTAGACTTTGTTCTATTTGATAACGCTCTTCAGCTGTTGGTATACCGTTAGCAAAGCTGATGAAGTATGAACCTGCAAATCCATTAGAAATATTAGCTAAATGGTATTCCGCAACCTTTTGGTCTACTAATGCCCAATTGTTAGCGGCTACGTAATCAGGAGTGTGATATACGTTCATATTAGGACTATAAAGACCTGAATAAAGAATTTGATTTGCAGAAGTCCTGTCATTAGTGTTGAATGCAGGTACTCTGTAAGGCTTGTTGATTCTTGTATTTCTCCAATCAGATGATACATAAAACGCTTCTACCCTACCCATTTTATTTGGCTTCTCTGCCCTTATCTTCTCAACAGGTATATGATATATCTCTGCTATCTGAGTTCTGTCCTTAGACCACACTATATTAAGTGCAAATGCACCTTGAAGTTTAAAATCAAATGCTATTTTCTTTATTACTTCATGTAGGCTTTCTTTCGAGTTAGCTCTATCCATGAAATGGCTTAATTTAACTCTAGCATCAATATTTCTATCTTCTTCATCTTCTATTACTAAGTTTTCTGCTGCTATCATTTCTGCTGTTGCATTAATAATAGCTGCCTGAGTTGAAGAATTGTAGTATAAATCAATTAAAAACTGCGGATATAAGTTGTTCCAATTTTCTGTTCCATAACTAATCCAATCTTTACCTCTTTCTTCTATTACGTGAGGTGCTGTTTCTGTTTCTAAGTTGATATTTAAAATGTTATCTTTCATAATTTATTTTTATTGTCCGTAGTATATATAATTTGTACCACTTGGCTCAGGGTGTTGCGTATATTGTACTTCTTGTGTTCCATCAACGTCTGTTAAATACATCAGACCTTTAGTTACTAATCCTCTTACTACACCTGCTGTATCTGCAGGTTCTAAAACTTGCGTTTCTGTAGCAGGTGCTGTTGTTGGTGTTAAACTAACCGTACCATCCCAAGATACTTCGTAAACCTCATAAACATAAGTTCCTGCCATTTTAAAACTTGTTTCACCATTATATACACTATTTGAATCTAATGTAGCTTCGTAACTAAACTGTATTGCTGTATATCTATCAAATATATTAGAACTACCACCTTTATTGTATGCATACTGAACAGATTTGTCCATTTGGTTTATGAACTTAAATAATAATCTAATTTGTGTCTTAGGCACATTACGACCTTCTATTGCTGCAGGACATGGTGGTAAATAAAACTGATAGATTCTATTATCCTCTGTAACTATTATTCCATCTGTGTTGCTTAGTAATGCTGACTTGGTTTTACCTTGTATCATATTATATAATGTAAAAACTTTCTATTTATTTGCTTATATAAAAAAAAGAGTAGCCGAAGCTACCCTTCTTTATGATGAACGCTAGATTACTCTATATAAGGTCGAACCTTACCACCCTCATCAAGCTATATTAAAACTACAAAATGTTTTAAGATGATACAATCGGTATTGGATTACTACTATCTGCATTGTCAAATGGAGTAGATGTATAATCTTTTACCATTAAAAATGGTTCAGTTTCTAAGCCGTCAAATGTCAATGTATAACCCCCTCTATCACCGAATGCAGCACCACTATCCATAGTACCTGTATTAAGTTCCATACCATTAACTCTACCTAAGCATACAATAACTGTGTTACCACTTGAAGTCAATGTAGCATTTAATTCAGCAAATATAATAGTTTTAGTAGCACCTAATAATTTTATCTGATTTTGGTCTTCTTTTGTTAGTCTATTAAGTATAATGTTTATTGTAGGAGTATAAAAGATAGTACCATTTTCACGTGAACCTGTAATAGTGTCTGTCAAACTAGCAACGCCTAAAGGCATTACGTATTTATACAAACTACTTGTTCCCATATCAATATCTGTAATACTACCTAAGTCAGCTCCTGTACCTAAAGTTGTAGATAATACTTGGTCATATACTGCAAAATAAACATTCTTAATTCCGCCTGATATTCTATTACAATCTAGCCCTCTACCTTTTGTTAATGTTCCGCATGCCATATTTATTTATGTTTTTAAGGTTAAGGAAGTGAGGGTATAATACCCCCACTTTCATTTAATTTATTTATGATTGATAAACGATGTCAGCGTTGATACCTGTCTGAACACCTGCTGAATATCTAGCAACTACTCTTAAGTTATCAGAACCATCTAAGTTACCCATATCTAATAATTGGATTCTAGTGTGGTCAGATAATAAGTCAGTTCCAAAGAATAAGTTAGATTTCTCAGCACATACAACTTTATTATCTAGCATACCTGGACAAACAGCTATCTTGTGTCCTTCAAATACAGGCTCATAGTCACCATTCATGTTGTAAGCATTTACATATCCTAATGTAGATACTGCAGAAATATACATAGAGTAAGTCTTTTTATTCATGTATATGTACGTATCTTCTTTGTACATTGTGTTAACTGCACTTGAAGCTGCTGACCAATCAGTAACTAAAGTCTGTAAGTTAGCTATGATGTTACCTGTAGTATAAGCTGCTGAAGCTGATGAAGCAACGATACCAGCACCTGTAGCAATAGTACCTGCTGCTGCATCTAAGAATCCTAAGAATCTTCCTGCACCATTATCACCTGCCCATATATCACCTTCAACTCCATCTGCTATAATTCCACTTAAATAAGAAATTACATAATCTTCAAAAGATGCTGGAGGTGGAGCACCTGCTCCTGCTCTCATTTGTAATGCTTCCCACGAATCTAGTAAATCTTTCTTACATAAATCCGTGTTAATCATTAATAATTTTGGTTCAAGTACATTCTCAGTTAATGCAAGAGTACCTGCTTCACTAAAGTCACACGCTGCATTTTTTACCATTCCTGTTGCATTCATTTTCTGAATGTTACTTTTAAATTTGATGTTTTCAATAGTAGTTAAGAAGTCTAAAGATTTAGCCTCTTTAAGAGCTGCTGAGATATAAAATCCAGCTGCTTTACCACTAAAATTTGATGTTGTTGTTAACGCCATTTTAATTTATTTTTTTTGTTAATATTATTTGTTTAAATTGTATAAAAATCTTTCTTGTCTAGAAAGTTTGTTGTATTCTTTCCTACTTAAAGGTTTTCTGTCTGAACTAAACTTGTTTGTGTTTAGAGGTGATTCAGCAGGAGAAGAAGATAATTCAGCTTTTAGTTTTTCATTTTCTTCTTTTAATGCTTCTACTTCCTCTTTAGAAAATTCAACAACCTCAGTAGTCTTTGTTGTAACAGTTTTCGGTGAATCAGTTTTTTCTTCAGTTTGTTCTTCTGACAAATCAACTTCTTCTTCCATTCCTTCCCCCATTTTTGCTTTTATATCTGCAACTGCGTCTTCTAGGTTTTGAACTTTTTGCTTCATTTCTTCATAAGTCTTTGCCCAATCTGCTTTTTCTGCAGGTGTTTCAGGAAATTCTTCTGCATAATCTTCATGTCCTGGTTTATGTTTTAAATCTTCATTTTTATCTTCAAATTCAGCTTTTTCATACGCTTCATCTGCAGTCATTTCTTCTTTATCATCGCCAGCTTCGATTTCTTCTTCAGTTTCACTCTCGATAACTTCAGCAACTATTCCTTCTTCTTCTACCCTGAAAGATACTCCTGTATCTAATTTATATGTTCCAACAGGTAATAAAATTGTAGTACCATCATCAGTCATTACTGATATGTCAACTCCTGCTTCTAATTCTTCTGCAGTAGATACTAACATAGTACCATCTTCGGTTTTAGCTTGAAATGCTAATTTAACTTCTTCGTCTTTATTAAGACCAAGAGCTACTAATATTTGTTCTTTGATGTCCATAGGTTCTTTTTTTATATAATGTAATTATTTGTTAGTTATTTGATTTTCCTTTATTATCTCATTCAAAGCCGATAGTATTTCTTCGTTTGTAGGAGTTCTTTCAGACATTTCTTCCATTTTATCTGTAAAGTAACCCTCAATTGATAAGCCCTTTAATTCACCTGCTTTTATTTTATTCCAAAGCTCTGTGTTGTTTATTTTCATCTTAACGAACCATGTTCCGTTTGGCAAATCGTAACCATACATTTTTGACTTATCCATATCGCCTTCTTTTATCCAAGATTCCACAGTTAAAACACCGCTCACTCTGTCTTGATGTTCGTATGTAGCTTTGTGGTGATTGTTGTGTTTTAAGTATAATTCAGATGCTTTACGTACTGTTTCAGGACTGAAGTAAACGTAGTATTCTGAATCAGTATTTGGGTCGTATCTAAATATTTGCTTATTAGGTATCAATGCAGGACTTACTAGCATTCTTTTTTCTTCATCTATTTTAGCTAATGTCAAGTTGTTTTTCTTTTTATTGAAATAAACCATATCTTGCTCAATAGCAGGATTAGCCACTAAACTTATTGCATCGATAGCAAGTTCTTGATTTTCATCAGATATTACTAACTCAACAATTCTAGTAGTTTTCATTTCTTCATAATAATCTTTGTTGGCTTCATCACATTCTTGTGCTGTTTCATATTCACAAGAACCTCTAGTTCCCCATTTGTATTTTCCGTTATCACATTTTTCGCAAGGCATATTATATAATGTATTTAATTAATATTTATTTGATTTTTAAATTGTTGCTCTCCTTCTAATGTTTGCTAATTGATTCTGACTGTCTGTCATTTCATCTGTCACTACAAACGCCTTAGTAGGCTCAGGTTCAATTCCACCTGTTAAGTCAAACTCACCTGACATCATTTGAGGTGCTGGAGTTGCTGCAGGTGCTGATGCAGGTATTGAAGCACCACCACCGCCTCCTTTTTTTGCACTTTTAATTGCTGCAATATTTTTCATACCTGCTGCTACTGCTGCGGCTGCTGCTACTGCTCCTAACGCAGGACCCACAACAGGAATACCTGCCATAGATTTGTAAGCTGATTGTGCAGATTGGAAAGTATCAACTGTAGTTGCCATAATAGCAAAAGCTTTACCAGCTTCACTTTCTTCTCCTAATATTTTTGCCATATTTTTAGCAGTAGTTGAAGCTATCATCATTCTTTCTTTGTCTGACATTGCAGCCCATTCAACTCTTTGCTCACTTAATTGTTGAATAGTCATATCTTGCTCTACCTTTTCATTAAAAAATTGCTTTTCAGTGTCCATTAAATTCGTGATAGCTTTTTGTTGTTTGTCGTATGCTTGTTCTATACTTGTAGATATTCTTTCTAACTCGCCTAATCTTTCAGCTTCTGCGTCTTTAAGGGCTTGTAGTGCTTCTAATTCTTTTGCTTCTGCTTCTCTTTTAATAGAGTTGATTTTGTTATTTAATTCAATTTGTTTTGTTGTACTTTCTTGCCTAATATTAAATAGCTCTATTTCTCTTTGTGCTAAAGCATCTAAATCCGCTTCACTACTTTCGTTTAGTTCATTTTGCTCTCTTTGTATTCTAACTGCTTCTTCTGCATTTGCTATACGTTGTGCTAATAAATCATTTTCAATTTTAAATGCCTTTTCAGCTGCTGCTAATCTTTCTTCTTCTGACTTTGTTGTATCTTCAGCAATTAATTTTAACGCTTCAATTTCTGCTCTACGTCTTGCTGTTTCAACATTTAATTCTCTATTTGAATCTTTCAATCTTTGAAATGCTTCTTCTAATGCAGTAGCTTCTCTCACGTCATTTGCTATTTCAACCCCTATATCTTTAAAAGCATTTTTCATTTGTGTCAAGCCACTTAAATTACCACTAAGTAGTTTACCTAAACCTTCACCAAATTGTATAACTCTATCAACTAAAACATTAAATCCCGCTGTTAATCCTGCTAATGCTTGACCTAATTGTTCTGCACCTCTTTTTGATTGAGTAAAATAAGTTACTAATGATGCTATTGCTGCTATAAATACACCAATGATAGATGTCTTTATTGCTTTGTTAATAGTTGCGAATGAAGCTGCAGCAGTTCTTGCGATAGCTCTAAAGCCATTTCTAACATCATTTAAAGAAACGCCCATTAGCTTAAATTCACTAGCTAATTCTGATGCATCTTTTGCTGTTTTTCCTATATTAGATTTTACGTTGAACGTTAATGTTTCTGTAGTTGCCATATCTTATTTTTTTATAAACTTACGTCTGTTTGTATCATTGTTATTCTAACTGTCATATTCCATTCTAATGTCTGATTCGTGTTTCCTCTACACTGTAACGCTAATGTTTGTCCTGAACCTGCTGCTGCTAATATTCGCCAATTTGTAACAGTTCCTGAAGTCTTTATTGTATCTCTTTCTCTTTGAATACTTGTTGTACCGCCTTTATTTATTAAAACACCACGTTCAACATAAGAAGCATAATCACCAACAGCACCTGTTCCTGAAGAACCCCCTGTTCTAACTGCTATTGTATCTGCGTGAAAATAACATATAGCGTCTTGCGGTAATACAAATCTAACTCCTGATTCATTATTTATACCTGCTGAAACATTTGCTGTTCCTGTAGTCTGACAGCCGTACTGTAATATTATAGTTTGCCTTTCAGATAAATTATCTGTCGGTTGATTACCACCCATTGTTAATGAACCTGAAGTTGTTACATTTGCCTTAGTTCCTGTAACAATACCATTATTGAGGTTTTTATTAATAGTGTGATTGTTACCTATTATTACATTGCTTCTAGTATTGTTTAAAACTGTATTTGATTGACCTGTAATAGATGTATTTTCTACACCTCTAGAAAGTGTATTATCTTGACCTTTTACAAAGTTAGTAGTCTTACCTATTGATTCAATTAATTTAAAAGAAGGTTTAAAAGCGTAGCAAGTACCTGTCGTAACATCAAATTCATAACCATACCTTTCACATTGTAATTGTGTAGGTCTAATTTCAGTTGTACCATCATCTGTAAATGTAACTATTCCTATTTCACTAACTTCTAATGGATATACACTAAATCCTGGTGCTGCACTAACTGTTGGATGATTATATTTACTCATATTTAAGGTATTAAAATAAATTCAACTGTTGATAAATCTCCTGGCTTATAGTCAATTTTATTAACTCTAAATGCTCTATTTTTTATAAACACTCTATCACTAAATTGAAAACTTGCAATATCTGCTGAGTTTAAATCAACTTTTATACTCATAGTCCTTGTATCTGAATTGTATAATTCATTATAATAAGGAGCCCAATACATATTGTATAAATTATTTATTGGAGCTGAAACACCTGGCACCACTAATTGTATTACAGCATAGTTTAAATCTCTTACTGTTCCTGATGTGGGCGTTCCTGTAGCAGGTAGTTGTGATAAGTGGCTGAATCTTAGATATTCTTCTTCATTAGCACTTGCACCACCATTTTGTTGCGGTAAATAATAGCTGGTTCCTGATGATGTTAAATCTATTACTCCATTATTGTAGCATATTCTAGGCATATTTTCTATACCTGAAGTAGTACCATCATCATTTAACGAATACATTGTAGGTACTATAAGTTCTTCATATTGTGTCATTAATGGCTTCATAATAGTTGCTGCAAATGGTGAAGCAATTATTTCATCTTCTCCTGCTAACGTGTCAAAACCACTTGCATCATAAACTTTACTACCATATAAATAACCTTGTACTGAATGCTTATAATTATTAAACATATAATCATCACTTTCTTCTTCATACTTAAATATTGTAAATTTATTCAAGTCTGTCAAAGGTTTTAAGACAATTTGTGATACATCTATTTTGTCTGTCCAATCGTGTTGTATAATTCTGTCACTTAATGTTGTACCTATTGCTGAAGTAGGGTCTACAATATCTTGATTAAATATAGTAGGATAAGGTTCTATTTTTATAACATTTTTATTATCAGGGTCAGGAATAGTAACTAGATTGAATAGATTTATTAATCCTTTAAGAAAATCCCATTGCTTTAAATCTCCTCTAAGCGTTCCTAGTAGTGTGTCGTTTGTAGTTGTAGCTGTTGAAGATGCTATACCAACTGCTGCCCTTTCAACATAAGCAGCGCCTGAATCTACTTTTGCTTCACAATATATTTTATCACCTATTGCTAAATATATTTCAAAACTATCACTTTCAAGCTTAGCAGTTGAAATTACGTCAGTATCTCCTTGTCCAGGTATGGGTGTAGCAACACCTGCTGCTGTTTCGTGTATCCATCTATAAGAAACTGTACAAGAAGCTGAACCTGTCGTTTCTCTAAATTGATATTGCCAAGTTACCTTGTATAATTGATTATCAAATTGAGCTGTCCAGACCGAACCTGTACCTGCTGTAAAGTCTGTTGCTGAATGACCTAACTCAACAGGATATGGGTCGCCTGATTGTAGTATAGCTGGTCCTGATGGCAATGTCGAAGGAGGTAATTTTAAATAACTACCTGTTAAATTGTATAATGGGGATAGACTAAAATTAATTGCCCTATCTCTAGTGCTTCTATAACCCATAATATCAAATGAACCTGGAGTAACTTCAGAACCCCAATTAAAGTCCATATACATATTTTTAAAATCATCACTTTCAAAAAACTCACTTACATACGTAAAATCAGTAGCATCAAATATTCTATTTACTAAATAGTGTAAACTAATCCAAGGTCTAAATGCTTCTTGCAAAGTGTTAAGTTGTGGCATACCAATTTCTGCATTAGTACCATCTGAACCATCTGCTATTTTGAATTGATGATTCCAATCACAAAAAGGATATTTTAATGTTTGATAGTCTGTTCTAAAACCTGACATATTTGAATTTGTCCAAGCTATTGCATTACCTGCTGTATTCCAACTTCTTTTTATATTTGACTTATCGTATAAATGTTCTAGTTCTTCAAAACCTATATCTCTAAATGTCCTATCTTTTAATACATCTGCCAGCGCTATATTATCAGAATATAAGTTTACGTTATAACTTCTTTCTCCTTCTTTGTCTTGAACATCTATTAGTCTTAAATATCCTTCAAATAAAATTATACCATTTTCTTTTAAGCAGCATTGCGTTCTAAGATAAGGATTGAATAATAATGTTTTTTGGGCTGTTCTAGTTATTTCAAATATATTATCAAATATCAAATTGTTTCGTTTAGTTCCTGGTAATTTAAACGCCTTTGAGTAAGATTGTACTTTCTCTGCTACATTAGTAAAGTCATCTATACTTAATGTTAAAGGTATGTTTTCATCTTCATATAAATCTACTATAACCTGACCATCTGCAAGCTGATTAATAGCACCTGAGCCTGATTGTTGTTCTAAGCTAACATTCCATACATATTGCTGCCCTGTATAACTAACATTAGTATCAAACTGAATAGTATTTGATGTAGCACCTGAAGCAGGTTTGAATGCTATACCAATTATAACTTCATCAGAAGGTGCTGTAAAAAGTTTGGCATCAGAATGTTGTCCGTTAGCATACGTTGTAACTTGATTTAATACAGGTGCATTTAAGCCATTGGCACTATCGATAATAGAATGTGAAACTTCAGCAGTTCCACCATCTATTGAAAAAAATGCTTCAGACCTATATTGAGCACCTACTGTTAATCCTGTTATTCTTTGTATCAAACACGCTTCTCCTAGTGTGCTTGTTACTGTTGCTTGACCTAAATACAACACTCTATCAGAGCCGACTATTCCTGTAAACATATCTGATGCAAGTCTTGCACCTACTAACCATTCATTCATAGGCATAGGTGAAGCGGTTATATTCAAATCTTGCGCCATTTTCAAAGGCATATTGAACCAAGTTGTTGCAGCTGAAACAGTAGTATAATTATTTACAGCATTTAGCCAAGTAAAACCAAATTCAGCATCTGCACACATATTAGTTGCATTAACTGTTATACTATTAAAAGTACCGTCATATTGCTGTGGGTATAAACTTAGTTGTACTGACATATTATATAGATTGAGTTCTAAGTATTTTTGATTTTTCTATTTCAAATGTATATTGTATTAACTTATCATTTGCTACTGTTTTTTTAACATAAGAATTTGTAATTAATCTTACAGGGCATACATAGTCATTATATATAGAATTACTTTCATCTGTATCATATCCTCTCAGAAGCATATATGTTTCTGGACTGTTCATTAATTCTTCTAACCAAACCGCTTCATCTTCTGTAATGTAATCTGTATTTATTTTTAATTTTTCAGTAGCATTGACTCTGAATGTTTTTTTGCCACCTTTGTGCATCTGGTACCTATATAAATTATTGTTCCAAGAACCGCCTAACTGATGGTATGTTGTGCCTTTTGTAGTTATCGTTTTTGTTGATTTTAAAGTGAATGTATAATAATCCCAAGCACCCCATTGATTCAACCAACATAATCTAATTGGCTCATATCCTTTTTTAGGTGTTACAGGAAACGCACTAGAACCTCCCGGTATTGATTCAGGACAATTTACTTTAATCGTATATTCTTTACTTAAATCTACACCACCATCTCCTTCAATTTTAAATGTATAAAAATCTATATCAGTTCCTATACCATTATACATTGTGCTCCAACCTTTTAAATTTCCAGGAAATACTCCAAAGAAAAGTATATTGTTGTATATTAAAGACATTTGCGAATTTGAAGCAGGACCCCCATTAGGTTGTTTTATTTCGTAGAACTCATTTGATGAACCTGACAAATATGTATGATATGTAAATTTAATTCTTACAGCACCATCTGTAGCAGGAAACAAACCATTAATACCTAACATTATAGCAGCAGTTCCGTAGTCATTTTGATTTGCATATTGTGTATTAGGTGCATTTGTTAAAAACTCTTTTGTTGAACCATTCAAGTTAAATCTTTTCATATTATAACCATAGTAGTATTGTTCAGCACCTGTACCATGTCTTAAGACTTCATTATAACTTATATATCCATTAAAAATTCTTCTTATTTCTGAATTAACTTCATCATACTGAATTATGCTATTTGAAACAGAACTGAATCTTTCTGTACTAAATTTTATACCTAAATATTTTATAGAGTTTGCCGCCCTACTTGCTTTATCTATTATATGTATAGGAATATAATCATTACTAGTAACTGTTTCTGTTTTGAATGATGATAATTCGTATGCTAGATTGTCTGCTTTTACAAAAGTTTCTATGACCTCTCTTAAATCAAAAATACCGACTCCTGCATTGTTCGGCGTAGTTTTAAATGTAGCCACTTTATTTGTTGAGCCTGTCATTGTTGGCGGTACATCTGCACTGATATAAACTTCAGCTACAAATTTTACTTGTTTCTTTGTAGCTACCTGAGAAGGATTTGCTACTGTATAAATTAACTCTTGACCGACAGGTACAAAAGTGTATAGAGGTTGTTGTATAATTTCAGTTGCCATTATGTATTATTTTTTACTTCTTTTACTATATCTTTACTAAGACTTTTGAGTATATCTTCTCCAAATCTTTTTAAACCTAATTCTAATGGTCTTGAAAAAAAACTAATTCCTTTCATACCATTTTTGTATATGCTATTTTGTAAAGCAAAAGAAAATGATTTGTCAGTTATAAACCTACCTGTTTTTTTATCTCTACCTTTTAAACTTCTATTTTTTATCCACTTAAATAATATTCCTGCAGGTGGTTTTTTTGTAGTATATTTAAAAGGCGATATAACTTCTTTTCCTTCAACATTTCTGAATATTTGTTGATTGTCTGTTCCTGACACACCTTTGTCTACAAAAGCACCATAAGGAAGCATGTAAAACCCAATCTCGTATCCATCTTTAGTGTGCCTTACGACAAAACGTAAAGAATTGTATAAATCTTTAGATACGTTCTTTTTCTTTTTGGTTAATACTTGTCTTGCTTGTTGTATTGTATATTTACCAAAACTATCTAAATACCTTTCTACGTTTTTTAGCTTCACTATACTAATGCTATAAATATTTCACATTGTACATCTGTAGTAGCACTAGGTCTAGCTTGTATTGTCACTACATCTGCTAATCCACTGAAAGCTGGAGTTGAGTCTGCTTCACCTAATACTGCATCTTCAGCTTGATATAATACGTGAGAACCACCTGCCCTTACAGTAACTTGATAGTTTGTTCCTGAAGTTACAAAAGCTAATATCATATCATCAGTTGTACTTAAATTTGTTACTCTTACATATTTAGCATTCTCTACATCTACTGCTCCTGCTGAAGAATGAGGTGTTGAACCAAATGTTACTATTGTAGTAGTATTAGAGTGTGCTAAAGTCAATATTCTTTCGTATACATCAACTATATTAGATGTAGTTAATACATTTGAAGAACCTCGTATTGAGCCATTCAATATTACTGATTCTGTAATTGTTGTTGTTAATTCTGCCATAATTTTATTTTTTGTCTATTTGTTTAAGTTTATTAATTGCCCAATTTATTCCTGATGAACCACCCCAAGCATCCCACATTAATCCGCCACAACCTTCTGAGTAGGGTACATCTTTATTTTGTTGATGTCTTTTAAATGAAGCCATACGTGCAATTGTATCTCTGCTAATTGGTTTTCTATTAGCTAACTGCGCTGACCTAGTCCAGCCCACACGAGTTCCGCAATCAGAGCCATTTTCTTCTTTCCATTTTCTAGCACGCTTTGCATTGTTTGTAGCTGCTTGTGGGTAGTCTGTATAGCTTTCAAGATTAATGCTTATTGCTTCTAATTTTTCTAGTACATCTTCGTATTTCATATTTTTATTCTTATTGTTGGTGGTATTATTTGTATTTCTATTTTACCTAATTTTATTTTATTTATTTTTTTTAAATACTCAATCATTAGAATCCTGCTCCTCTTTGTTGTGGGTTCGGTACACCACATGAGTTAAAATCATTTTGTACTAAAACGCCAATATTAAATACCCAACCTACGCATAGATTATCAAATCTTTCTGCAAAAGGTTCTAATGTAAATTGTCCTTCTGTAAAGTATATAGGAAAGTTTATATCATTAGTAGCAATAGGAAATCCATCAGGTTTAATCAATTCTTCACTATTCATAGATTGGAATTTTGAATGTCTTAACATACTTATAAAATCTGTTGCAATTTGTAGCATTTCGCTGTATACTGTTTGCTCGTTTGTCAATGGCTTGTAAAGTTTATTAAAAGCATTTGCAGCATTGCCTTCTGCAGGAGCTCTATTCTCTGTCCAATTACTTTCTTGCGTAACCATTGACATTATAAATATTTGAAAGTTATATGTTAGAGTAGCATCACCTGTTTCTACGTTTACAGGATTGATATGTAGTAATGGGAATTTAGTATGCTTTTGTAAATCTATTTCAAACACATCTCCTACTGAAGTTGCTTGTATTCCGTAGTGTTTTTCTGCCATTAGCAGTAAAGTGTTGACTACGTTGTTGTATGTTTTATTATATACGCTCATTATTCAATTTTACTTTTTGTTGTGAGTTCAAGTCTGTTTCGTAACTTAACCAAGTCAAACATTCTAACAATTTTAAACTCGTTACACTTTCTAGTTTACTAACATCTTGGTTACAAAGTCTGTGCATTACTCCGAACCAACCCCATTTTTCTGCGAAGCTTTCACTTGCGATTGCGTGCTCATTTCCTCCGTCCTCTGCATCAAATACGATGGCAAAATCTGAAATAATTTGTTTACGAAAGTCCAAAAAAAAACCAGCATGTTCTGCACTTGTTCTGCAGGCATTTTTTTAAATATTTCACTCCTAATTTTTATATTGCCATTATACGCTTCAATCGTGTATATATTGTTTTTCTTTTCAATTACAGGTCTAAATAAAATAGCACATAATTCAGGTAAGTACTTATCTATTCCTAATTTAATGTATGTTTCAATATCAGCATATTCGCCTAATGTAATTTCTTCTAAGTCAGGGTGGAAACCATATTCAATACCATCTATTTCTATAATTTTATTTAGAGTAGTATTTTGTTCAGTTTGTAAATCAGTTAGCCTTTTCATAACTAATGCAACATCTTGTACGCTTA